GGGGCAGTAAGAACCCTGCCGCAACTCGCAGGGAAATCAGCCGGACACGCAGGCTGTATAGGATGGGTAAGCTGACCCCGGCGATGATGGATAAAATCAGTGAGGAAAGGAGCAAGAGGTAATGGCTGCACCAGAGAAGTATCAAAAAATGTTTGGCGCAGAACGTGCCAACAAAATTTATCGTAGAGGATTGGGGGCGTATTACTCCTCAGGCTCAAGACCAAAAATGTCTGCTCATCAATGGGCTGTTGCTCGGCTCAAAGCTCATGCAAAAGGTAAATCAACCGTGAAGAAAGCAGACGCAGATTTATTCAGAAAGAAGAAAGCATAATGGCAAAGACAGCGAAGAAAGAGAAGTTCGATAAAAAGGTAGCTGCCAAGGCGATGAAGCTCATGAAGGAGGGCAAGCCTCGCAAGCAAGCGTTTGCTATCGCCTATGGCATGGTTGGTTCTGGCAAAGCCTAGAGCAAGGTTATTGACCTGGCTTTACCGGGCATCATGTCAATCCATCCTCGCTCTTTCAAAGCCGACAGATAGCGATGGACTGACGTTGGGCTGGTTCTCTGCGGCAAGACTTGCTGACCGTCTACCCTGCCTACGCCTATCTCTCTGACAGATGGGTAGTAACCATTGACCCGGTGGTATACACGCAAGAAGTCATAGACCTGTTGCTGTTTCGGTGTTAGCCCCACTTTGGACATCACTCATCTCCTTTGCTTCTACTGACAGAGCTGCGTTGTAGCTCTTGCGTTTCTCTTCCAACTCACCACTGAGCTCTGGGTCAATCTTGTCCAGTGCTTCTGCGTTCAGTTCCTTCAACTCCCTTAGCTTTGTACGCCGCTCGCCGTGTGGCATTTTATCGTAAAGGCGCATAGCCAACATTTTGTCTGCATACTCCGAAGCCCACTCTAAATCTGTGTCAAATTTGATGGGTTCTTTCCCCGGCAGATGCAGCAACAGAGGTTCTGGAGGCCTTACCCCTTCAGTCGCGCTAGGTTCTTCACTGAGCGCCTCGACTATGTTTTGCATAGTATCACCCTCGGACGATACGACTGGCGCTTGTACGGCTTTCTCAGAGCTTTGTTTTTCAGCGGCGGGATAGTCCTTTGCTTCTTCGGTAGTGATGAGCCCCTTGATAGCATCCGGGAAGGCATCACGCAGGGCAAAACCCCTTGCTCGCAACTTCAACATGCGGTTCGGGTAGGACTGCCACGGCCCTCGCTTGTTGGTCAGGCCAGCTTTGTTTGCTTCGGCTATGCTAAAAGTTCCGCGAGTAGTTTCGATTTCACCGTTTTCCATCTCGCGTTTAACCTCGCAGACGGCGGTGTCACCCTCAATCTGTTCGTGCATTCCCCGAAAAGCTGGGTGTGCTTTAACCAAGGCCAACATCGCATCACCCCAGATTGATGGCTTACCATTGATTACCGATATGTTTTGAAGGGCCTGCATGGGGGCCAGCCCTAGCTCATAGCCCCACTGGATAGCGACCAAAACATTGGCTGGCTTGCCTTGATAGTGATCAGGAACCATGCCTGACTTGGACAAAACCTCAGAAAACTCCATAGCCTCTGTCAAGGTTTTGGGTTCAAGAATTGTTAGCTTACTCACCGCTTACCTCCTTTACTGAAAAGCTGAGACTTTCGATAAACTCTCCTGTCTCAATCATTCTTTTCTTTGGTTTGTTTACTGTTTGTGACTTGATGACATAGCCCGGTAGCTTGGCATGTTCGACCTCCAAGGCATCGAGCGCCACCACGATAGCGTCCTTGACCTCTGACTTTGTCTTACTCCAAGCATTTGCTTCAGCACTAGCCTTGAGATAATCAGCGCAGAGCTGCTCGAGGTCTGCGTTTGTTTTCGGCAGAAGCTCAGTTATATCTATCACCTCGGCCTCGGGCTTTGCCGCCTCATCCGGGTACTCGCCATCTGTCCTGACCAAATACCAGAACTCCTCATAAGCCTTGAGCATAGCGGCAACGAGCTGGTCATTGTATGGCACGGGATAGAAGTGCAGCTTGCCAGACTGGTCCATGCAGGCAATGATACCCCACTTGATATCCGAGCATATCATCTGATGTTGCACCTGTATCAGCCACTCCGGGTGAGGTTTGCCCTGATGATAGAAGTCAGTCTTTATCTCGCAGATGCCCTCACCGATAAACCGATGACCCTCAAGCAACAGTTCTTTTTCCAGATTTATGATGCGGTCTATCGAACTGGCTATGCCGATGTCATCAAGAACATATGCCTCAGTCGGCTCAAACATTTCGACAGCGCCGCCGGTTGCTATCTCCAGCTCCTCTTGCGCCCAAGGTGCTACACCATATTCCATGTGCTTACCCCGCCGCAGAGCGCTGGCATTACGCATTCTCTCAGGCAGAAGCTCGACCCCTGCCCTGACCTTTTTGAATTCACTCAGAAGTTTTTGTCGAGTTCCACCATATTTGTTTTTGTGAAGAACAACGACCGGCCCTTGAGAGCTGCCAATTTGATATCCTGTTTTTGTAAGTTTAGGCATTAGTTGAGCACTCCCCCGTTCGCTACATAGCAAACGTCATCGAGGGCGCAGGCAATCCACATGAATGCCCACAACTCAACTAATATTAGAATACCGAGGATTGTGTACCCTGCTATCAGGGCTATCTGTTTTATCTGACTGTTCTGTTTGAGATGATTGTCTAATGCAATAGGGCTATTATACATTATGCGACATTTACGTTCTATCATAGAGAACTCCTTGTATAGGTTGTGTACAGGTCCTAGACCACTTCATTTAAACACCAGACCTTCCCTTTGGGAATTGATGAGGCTCATCTAAATCATCTCTTAGTTGAACTTTGTCATGGCCCTCGATGTTCATCAGGAATGGGTCATAGACAAGTTTCTCCGAGCCTCGTCTTCTCGGGTCTGCGGGACGCAAACCACGGACATGTCTGTGCAACATTACGATAGTAGATTGAGCGGCCATACATTTATCAACATTTCGTAGACTGTTTGACTGCACTATTCTCTCCAGCTCGTCTGCTGCTTTTCTAAACAAGGGTATCACACCCCGGACATGGTCGATATGCCATAAAGGGATATCCACCCTTCTGCTAAAATTGAGCAGTCCGTGCCGCAATGCCCCGACCGTGGGGTTGTATCTGACCTTTCGCTTGCCAGCCATGTTTGCCTCCTGTTTGTAAACTGTACCAATTTTGTCCACATTACAATGTCAACTGGCTACACGCTTGGGTGTAAAGTCACTTGACGCTTTTATGTTTTGGGCTCTCTGGTAATGACGCAGCGACATATAGAGGTCAGTGACGGAGTTTCTTGTCAGTGTGTCTATGTGAAACATAGTGTAGTCCATTAGCTTGTCAGCTAAGACTTGGCTTGCTTTGTAGCCATTTCCACAAGTTTCAATCCACCCCTCGGCCAGACAGTCCTCAACCATCTGGGAGGCGGCTTGCCGTGTGATAAACAGTTGCCGTGATATCTCTGCTTTTGTGTAAAGTGACTTGTCATCTTGGTAGGCAAGAAACATCATCCGCGCAAAAGTATTTCTAACAGGTGTTGAATTAAAGTAACGCTGAATAGGATTATCCATGCGTTGGTTGCGGCCCCGATACAGTTCAATCTGCCACTTTGCTAACGCAGCTGCATAATCAGACAGTATTTTTTGTTCGATATCGTTCATCATCTGCCTCCCATTCTCAGGACGTAGTTACGCACAGAGCTGGCATACCATTCGCAGCGCTTGGATGTATCCGGGTTGCGGCGCTTGGTTGGCGTGGCAATCCCCATCTTGTTGAGCTCTCTTGCTATAGCCCTGTAGGATAAGCCCTTGTCCACCATCCCTTCTATGATGGGCCAGACATCTGCTGCCCGTTTGTCAGCACGCTCAGTGTTAACCTTATTACCCTTCATGCCTGCAACCTCAAGGTTTTCGTGAATGCCGAGCTTTGTTATCACCCTGCCCTCTTTGGTGGTATACTCACCCTTCTCGTCTATCTCAGCCTTGATGCGGCTAAGGGCTAGCTTGGTGCGCTGTTTAATCTGTGTGCGCTCATGCTGTGCAAACATAGCCTTAAAACCAATCGTTGTTTCATCAAGTGTCGGGTCATCAACGACCACCAGTTTAATTTTGCCGGTGGCAACCTCTTGCTCTAAGAAACGCAGTGTCTCCCACTGCCTCCGGCTCATACGGCTGATAGAATAGATAACCATTGTTGCGTTCTGCTTGCGGCAATAATCGAGGCAATCGTGTAGCTCAACACGGTTATGCCAGTCCTCGCCGGAGCTGACCCCCTCCTCCCGGAACCATTTGACGTCATGGTCACCGCCATTGAGGTATGCTTTGATGCTGTGCTCTTGGTTGGCAACATCTTGGTCATCTGTAGACACACGAACATAAGCGGCAAACTTGCCGCTGTGTTCTGTGCCGTGGTCTTCTCTGGTAACAGTGAGCATTTATCCCTCCTGTATCTGTTTCGTACACCCTACATCAGGGGTTTGTACGGGTCAATTCGCCTTTTTCCTGAGTTTTTTTGTGGAGATATTTCTGTGCATTTCTTGCAGCTCCAAAATCCATTCGAAGTCTTCGGACCAGTATTTGTTAGCGCTGAATATTGGGCGGAAAGTCTCATCAACATCCATAAGGTTATGAGGAATTTTATCCCAATCGGTGTTCGTGTCTAACAAGTCTCCCAGTGTTATGCGCCCTTTCAGTCCATTGTAAATATTTTGCAGAGCTCTATGGGCAGCATCCCTCTCCTCTGGTTTGAGAAAAACACGACTGTTTAATTTTTCTGCAATTTTGCGGTTTGTTCGGATTAAATCGTTCATTTGTCTAAGCCTTAATGTTTTTACAGAACTCTTCATTGCCCTTGTATAAGTCCAGAGCTTCACTGGGAACCTCTGTGGGCTTCATGCCTAACGCTCTGGCTACTGACTGACGACAACTCCGCAGGATGCGCTTATGAGCGATTACAGCTTCATCATTGCCCCAGAAATTACATTCATTAAGACAGATCCACTTTATAAACAAATTGGCCTGCTTCTGATTTTTTGCTTCTAACTTCATAATACACTCCTAAGTCACGTTTGCGTTTTGTACGTCTATACAATATAGATAGCACCGTGCTATCGGTTGTACAAGTACCAGACGTAACTTTATTGAAGGTAATTTGTAAATGTCTGAAAATGTTGTTCTTTTCTGTCGTGTTAGCGAGCAGCTCAAGGCCCAGTTGGAGGTCAGAGCCAAGGCTGAGCGGCGTTCTGTTGCCAGTTTAGTTGAAGTTTTACTGCGTGAGGCCATGCACGAGCCTGACACAACGAGGCTTGAACAGGTGCAGAAAGCTGCCGGTCATGTCGCATAGCAAGTTCAGAAACAAAAAGGTCAGCCTCGATGGCTACACCTTCGACAGTTTGGCTGAAGCCAAGCATTACAAATACACCCTCAAGCCCCGGTTGGAGGCCGGGGAAATAAGTCATCTGGAGATACATCCACGGATTAGATGCGAACTTAATGGGAGAAAAATATGCGACTACATAGCCGATTTCAGATACTTAGACGTGTCCTTTGCTGGCCCACAAGGGCAACAAGGTATGACAGTGGTGGAGGACGTGAAGGGCTACAAGACAGACGTTTACCGACTGAAGAAGAAACTTGTCGAAGCTATGTATCCCGGCACGAAAATCTGCGAGATATCGCCGGGACAGTATCGGTCCGTGAAATTATAATGGCAGTTTCAGACTGGTCAGGCGTTCCAGCATCCGAACTCATCAGTGCTCGCCGCCGCCGGGACGTTACACGCTGGCGCAACATCATCTATCTGCTTGCTCATGAGCTCACCTATCAGTCCTCGGTGCAGATAGGCCATGCCCTCAACCGGGACCATACAACAGTCTGGGCTGGTGTTCGCCGAGCAAGACATGTCCTGAAGACAGACCGTGAGCTGGAAGAAGCCTACAACCATATCTATAGCGGTTTGCGGAATGCTGTGTCCTGAATGCCAACAACGCACGCAAGTGGTGGATAGCAGGCCAGATGCTAAAACAATTCGGCGCAGGCGCAGATGCCCTGCCGGTCATACCTTTAGCACGACTGAGGTATTGCTCGCGGCCAAGCCAAAGCCCAAACCCAAGGCAAAGCCAAAGCCGAGGAAGAGGGTTTTATACCCTCGCCCCGCACCGAAGCCGATATACCGTGACGAGCTCATGGACGATGATTTCGACAGCTTCGATGTCAAAGACTTGGGGCTAGATTGATGCTGCGTCACACAGATTTATGTTCGGGCATCGGCGGCTTCAGTCTTGGTTTTTCATGGAGTGGCTTATCTGAGCCTGTCCTGTTCTGCGAGATAGACCCTTGGTGCCGCAAAGTATTAGCAAAGCACTGGCCTGACGTGCCGATAGCAGAAGACGTAAAGGAGTTAGCCAATGACCCAAATGGACTTGTTCCAGACTGCGACATCCTATCCTGTGGCTATCCCTGCCAACCATTTAGTCAGGCCGGGGTCAGACGAGGCGAGAAAGATGACCGCCATATCTGGCCGGAAATATTTGCAATTGTGCAAGCAAAGCGGCCAACTTGGTGCGTTTTCGAGAATGTTTATGGACACATTAGCTTGGGCCTCGACCAAGTGCTATCTGACTTGGAAGCCGAAGGCTACGCCACAAGGACGTTTATTGTTCCAGCTTGCGGTGTCGATGCCCCGCACAGAAGAGACAGGCTCTGGATTGTGGGCCACACCACGGACAACGGACGGAACAGGGGGGCCACGCAAACTGGACGAAAAGGGCAGACGCATCAGTCAGACCAACCCGGACTTAGTGTTCGGGGCGAACCTAGCAGACCAAGTGAAAATGTGGCCGACACCGACAGCGCAAGATGCGAAAAACAATGGTGTGGAGAGCCAGCACAATCGCAATACAAAGCCGCTGAACGCGGAGATTGGTGGCTCTCTGAACCCTCAGTGGGTCGAGTGGCTCATGGGATACCCAGAAGGGTGGACAGACTTAAAGGACTAGGCAATGCCATCGTGCCACAGATAGCCATGCGTATCGGTCAGACAATCAAGGCGGTGAACTCATGCAATACCGAATGAAAATCAGCCGCAGGCCCGGTGTCTGGGAAGAAGTCCTCGAGTGCGATTGGTGCGAAGGCACCGGCACAGTGACCGGGGAGACGTTCCGCATAGATTACGACCACGGCGGCTACCTTACATCCTGTAAAGCTGACTGCCCCACATGCAACGGCAATGGCTGGGTACATCTGCCAGAGGAAGAAGATGCAGAAGAGTAAGCTAACGCCAGACCCCATCAGGGACGCACCAGACGGTCACGGCAACGGGCAGTCACCATCTGCTATTGCCACACTGCCAGGACGCTCTACACGCGACACCCGCTTTGTCAGGTTTCCAATGACCTTTTTTGTTCTGGCATACTGCTGTAGCCACGCTAACGGCTACACAGCCCTGTTCTGGGTCAATCAGTCCACAATCGCAAGAGACATGGAAATATCACAGCAAGCTATCTCACAGCACTTCAGAAAGCT